CTCGTCGTCTATCCCGAGCACTCCGCACGGGAGGACGATCCGCACTACATCGACTTTCATCACTTGCAGCGAGAATGGAAAAAAGACCCCGAGAAGTGGCGTTGCGCCTACGGCGTAGAGAAGGGGGATTTTACTGAGTGCGACTTGGCGCACCCTTTGGAAATCCATCACGCCCACGTCGAGTTCGCCCTGCTCAACTCCATTGACCTCGCCCTGTTCGAGAAGCGGTATCCGGGCATCTCCGATCCCGACCACCTCGGCGCATGGGTTGAGAGCGCAGCGAACTGCATCGTCTATTGCGCTCGCCATCATCGGGGCCACGCCGGAGTTCACAGTGCATCGGCGGCTGACTGGGAAGCCTCGTTCGTTATCCGAAATCTCATTCAGTAGCCATGTGGCTTACCGCCCTCGCCACCCTTGTCTGCTTCCTCGGAGCCAATGTGTTCTCCGTGTTCATGGTGCAGGCCGAAGCCCGAAATGATGCCTTCAAGGCGGGAGTGTTCGAGGCGGGCTATGCCCTGTTTTGGATCGTCGCTGCTCGCTACTCAGTGGACACGCTGAACGGTCACGGCACCGCTCGAACGGTAGTCATGCTGACGGCGTTGGTGCTCGGCAACTTTGAGGGCGCATACATCGGGACGAAATGGGGAAAGCGGTTCGTTCGAGATCACGATGCCGAGGAAGTGGACGAGAGGCTCGCTGAGGCGGAGGCTGCGCTGCTCATGGCGGAAAAAACGCTGGAAGAACTCACAGACGAGATCGCTCACCATCACAAGCACGAGGGTCACGAACACTAGAACCGGTGCCGCAGGGCATCGAGGAAACATTCCTAACGACCAGTATCACCCGCCCTACGGCACCGGTGGGCGTTAGTGTAGTGCGCCCGAAAATCCTATGCAAATCGGCATGGCTATTTTTTGTCCGCACGCTCCGGTAGGGTTTATTCCGAGTGCTATACTCAACCCACCTATAGAGAGGACTGGCTATGACCAGCGAAACAACCAGCGTCACTGACTACGCAACCGCACTGACGGTTGGACGAACCATCGTCAAGACCGAAATCATTGACGGCAATCAGGAAATCACCTTGGACGACGGAACCTTCATCTTGGTCCACAACGGCAACCTCGCTCACGGTGGCTTTGAGTGATCTACCGAGTGGAGTTCCGTGCCTACAAAGATGCGGCGAAGCACGATGACTTTGTGGTGAAGCGGTCATACGCCATCACAAAGCGTCGTGCCCAACGCCTGCTCGATGAGTGGTTCGCAGCGACGGCTGAGGAAAAATCCCTGTATTTAGGGCGCATTGAGGCTGTTTGGAAATAACACTTGACGACGACACACCCCTACTGTATGATGGTTGTGTAGTCGGAAGTGCCCATAGACCAGAGAGAGGAAAATCACATGACCCAGACCTTCGCCCCCGCCACCGAGAAGCAGGTGGCCTACCTGTTCTCGCTCGCCGCCAAGCGAGTTGTCCCCGCCGACCTCATGGAAGAAATCTCCTCCGCCGAGGACGGCTTGCTCGCCAAGGCGACCGCCTCGCACCTGATCGACCTCGTGAAGGAACTGCCCTACCGCCGGACTGCGCCTACGAGCGTGCAGACGGTCACCTCCGCCCCTGTCCGCCAAATCCCTGTCGGGCTGTGGACTGTCGTGGACGGCGAGGGTCATGTGACCCTGAAGGTCGAGGAAGCCTCGTGGGCGAACGGCAAGACCGTCATCTCCTACCTGTCCGGCTCGGACAACGAGCGTGCCTACACCGGCTTCGCCTTCATGACCGAGCAGGGCGTAAAGGTGTGGGGTTCCAAGTCCCACCTCCACCGCCAAATCGCAGCGGCTCAGTTCCTCACGACCGGATCGCTCGACGAGGCACGGGAGAACTTCCTTCAGGTGGCTGAGGCTCACGCCCTTGCATCGGGTTCGTGCCTCGCCTGCGGTCGCACCCTCACGGTGCCCGCAAGCCTCCACCGTGGCCTCGGTCCGGTGTGCGCCCAACGCCTGCTCTAATGGCGAAGCGCAACGGGAAAATCCGAAAGGAGGTTGCCACCCTGAGCGGGCTGCGTCGAGAGGCGCACTTTGCTCAGGGTGGTAATCCCGTTCAATGGTTCGGCGGCAAGGCGACGACCGTGCCGAACAAAAAGCGGGAAGCAAGCCGCAACGCCTGTCGTCGCAACTCACAAGACTGAGTTCACCAAAACTTGATGTAACATTTCCAACAAGGAGCGTGCCCCACTATGTCCACCAATCCATTCCACATCGACAACCTTGACCCCATCGGTAAGTCCGCTTCCCGTATCCTGAAGGGCGGTCCCGGCTCAGGGCGACACACCCAAGGTAGCGCACAGGACACGGCAACTCGTCTGGCCCAGTTCGTCTCGGAGAACCGAAGGAACATTTCACCATACAAGGCAAAGGACATCGCTCAGGCTCACGTTGACCACGCTGGCTACCACAACAAGATGGCAAAATATCTTCACGAGCAAGCCAATGCAGTTGCCCTCAATGGGATGGGCAACGTTGCGCTGGCAAAGCAAATGGAAAAGGAAGCGCAACTCCACGACAAGGCTTCTTCAGCGCACCTCGCTGCTTCTGAAACCGTGCTAAAGGCTCAGGGTGAGTGGGGTGGACGCTTGGGTCTTGACGAGAAGAAGCCGACCGCTTCCCAAGTTTCTGCTGCGAGCAACGCTGCTGCAAAGGCAACTGTCGCTGCTTCTGGCCCACAAACCACTGCTGCACTGGGATGGCAAACTCCTGATATCCAACTTCCCAGTGGCGCACCTTACTTTCTGGCGAAGGGCGGTCCCGGCTCAGGGCGACACCCTGAGGGCGCAACCTCGGTGAACACCCACGAAGATATCATCCCCTTCAACATGGCTAAGACCATTGACGATGAAGGAACTGATCTAAGCCTCGCTCAGGACGAGGCAGAACGCTACGACGGTTATTCAGGTGCTCACGCCGATCTTGCTGAGGCTTTCGCCGCCGACGGCAACACGCCCGCAGCGGAAGCACACATGGCAGCATCGAAGGCGTGGGCTGATGCCGCCAAGGCCGCCAAAGATTATTGGGACGATGAGGCCGACGAATACGGTGCAGTGGAAGATGCCTCCGCTCGTGCATACGACCTTTCGGAAACCGCAGAAGAAGTAAGTGGTCGTGGCGACCTCCCCTCGGCCTATTATGACGAGGACCTCGCATCGGCTGGCAACCCTCGTGACTACACCATTGCCGCAACAAACCCTGATGGCACGCACACCGTTATCGCCCAAGTGACCCACGAGCGCCTCGGCTACTAAACTCTGCAAATCGCACTACTCAACTCTGCTAGAGTATCCCCACCGATACCGATAGCAGAGGTGAAAGATGCTCAGCCAATACCAAATCGCCGAAGCCATTGAAGCCGAGGTGGAGCGTATGCAGGGGCTTGTGGACGAAATCCGACAGGCAGCCGTGGACACCGCCCGTGCTGAGGCGGACTTCAAGGTGCGCTTTGCACAGCACCGGCTCCAAGCCCGCACCTCTCCAAATCGCCTGAATGTGGACACGGTGGACGACATGGCGACCGTTGCCACCGAGGACGAGCGATACGCCCACCTGATCGCCGTGAACAACCTCTCCACGCTCCGTGAGGCTCTACGGGCATCGCAGTCGCACATCGACGCTCTGCGGACGCTGGCGGCTTCACACCGCATCGTCGCCCCGTAGTGGCAGAGAAAATCCTGCGCCAACTCGCCTCTATCTGCCCTCGCTGCTCCATGCACCACCGCAGCCCCGGACTAATCCAGTCGTGTCGTGAAATCGGTCAGCAGTGCTGGGAACGCTGCCCCGTCTGCCACCCCCGTTAGCCCTGCCCCGTTCCAAAACTTCGTGTAGCCTGAGTGCAACCGACGAGGTTGGAAACGTGGAAATCGAACCCATAACCGAAAGTGAAATCCGGCTTATCGCCCTCGAAGAAGGGTTGAAGGCGGCGTTCTCCCTTGACTGTGTTCGTATTCAGATGCTCAACCAAGCCGTAGATATGCTCTGCGATCAGTTGGACTTGTCGAAAAATGATGTGCGCCGACTACTTATCGGGAACAGGGGCAAGCACGTCGCTCGAAATCTTGCTACAATGAGTGCCGTGCGGGGACTTCTCCGGGAGTAGTCGCACAAGTCCAACGACCAGAGAGAAGGAACCATGAGCGTTACCATCATCGGCAACATTGTCCGTGACCCCGAGATTAGGTTCTCGCAGAGCGGGCTGGCTTTCCTCCCGTTCAGCGTGGCGGTGAACAACCGCAAGAACGTCAACGGGACATGGGAGGACAATGTTTCGTTTTTCGACGTGACCGCCTTTGGCGAGCAAGCCGAAAATGTTGCCGCCACCGTTGCTAAGGGTGATCGTGTGATCGTCACCGGCAAGTTGCAGCAGGAGTCGTGGGAGGACAAGGAAACCGGAGCAAAGCGTTCCAAGGTTGCCATTGTCGCCGACGAAATCGGAACATCATTGCGCTGGGCTACGGCTCAGGTTGCCAAGACCCCACGACCAGAGAACAACAACGGTTCTGGTCGGACGGCTCCGGCTCGCAACGAACCCACCTTCGACGACGCTCCGTTCTAACCGTCGAAAATCCCTGCGGTGACCGTCTAGGCGGCATCGACTTCGGCAAGTAGCCACCCTTCGGGGTGGCTTTCTTGCGTTCAAGATGGGGTATCCAGCACGACTTTTGGAAATGTTGTAAGGTCAAGTGTTATGGACTTACCTAACATCGGTGATGACGAGTTCGATCAGGAGATCGCCAACCTCGGAAAATCCTCCATGCCCGAAGGTCCGAGTGCGCTCGTGCTGATGTTCATGGAGGTCAGGGAGTCATTCCTCGCAATGGTCGAGGCGGGCTTCACGGAGGCACAGGCACTTCGGTTCCACGCCTACTGTGCGATCTCCGAGGGCGATTTCTGAGTGCGGGAAATCGACCACGAACTGCTGAAACTCTACGACGGGGAGGACATTATCCCCATCGAATACGACCTGTTCAAGGCCATTGTCCGCCCTGAATGGTTTGAGCAGTCGCTTTGCCGTGATGTGCCCGAGGCTTCCAATGTCGAACTGTTCTACCCAGAGCGGGCGAACACACCGGGCGGGAAACACCTCATTCCAGCACGAAAGTTGTGCCTGAAATGTCCGGTGCGCTACGAATGTTTGGAATACGGGCTAGAAGATCAGTTCGGCATCTGGGGTGGGCACTCGCTCAGCCAGCGTCGCCGCATCATCGTTTCAGTGAAATCCGGTAGTAGCCTTATAGAGGCTAGCCAAGCCATCGACGCACGGAGCAGGGATGCCAGATAAAGAGCCGCTTCCCCAAATCGACAACTTCAGTGAACTCGGTGCCACCGGTCTGTGGCGCACGGGTGGCTTCGTCATTGACGATATCCTGCCTCAACTCCGAGGCCGACAGTCTCTCACCGCCTACCGAGACATGGCGGAAAATGATCCGGTCATCGGTGCGATCCTATTCGCCATTGAGCGTGTAATCCTGCAAGTGGACTGGCGTGTGGACCCCCACACCGACCCAACGGGCTACACCCCGGACAGCAAAGACCAAGAGGCTGCCGATTTCGTGCAGGAGTGCATGGACGACATGAGCCACTCATGGCACGAGTTGATGATCGCCGTCGTGTCGTTCCTGACC